TTTAGGTACTTATGGTGAAAATTCTAAATTTGGTTGTAATCCATTAAAACGAGAATTAGAATTATTACAAGTAAATGTAAAATGTGATGATAAATTTATTCCAAATATTTATAAATTTTCATCAATAGAACAAAGATTAGAATTAGTAAAAGGTTTAATGGATACTGATGGAAGTATATCAGAACAAGGTTATTGTGAATTTACAAATAAATCAGAAAAATTAATTAATGATTTAGCTTATATATTAAGAAGTTTAGGTATATATTGTAATAAAGGATTTTCAGATAGACAAAGAACTCAAACAATAATTGATAATTCTGGTAGAAGTTCTACATTCATCGAAGAGAAATATTATAGATTATATATAGCAACTAATCAAAATATTTTTAAATTAAAAAGAAAATCTATTAGAATAAACACTAAAAAAAGAACACGAACAAGTGTAGCTATTATAAATATAAAACCTACACAAGAATATAAAGAACAATCTTGCATTATTGTAGATAATAAAGAACACTTATATTTAACTCGTGATTTTATAGTTACTCATAATAGTTGGAAAGGTGCTATTATACCTATATTTAGACAATTCTTTGAAAAGAATAATAGTACATTTATTGTAGCTGACCAAAAACAATATCTATTAAAAGATGGAATATTTGAAAAATATCTTACATATAGAGATAGATTAATTAAATATTCTGACGATAATAAAGATGGTAGATACATGAGTGGATTTGCCAGACAGTTTAATTTAATGGGTACAAAAGATATGGAATATCGTTGTGCTTATTATGCAACTGATTCATCTGGTAATAGAGTTGAAAAAGGTAGAAAGACTTCTGTATATGGAGTTATTGTAGATGGCGACCCAGATAATATGCGTGGTAAACGTGGTTCTATTATCTATGAAGAATTTGGTTCATTTCCTAATGTGGATAAAGCATGGGAAGTTGCACAATCATCTGTTGAAGAAGATGGAGTTGTATATGATACAATGTATGGTTTTGGAACAGGTGGTGATGAAGGTTCTGGTATTGTTCCATTAACTAAAATGTTTTATGACCCTAAAGCATATAACCTTTTACAATTTAGTAATAATTGGGACGAACATTTTTTTGAACAACCTTGTGCATATTTTACTCCTGCATATAGAACTATTGGATTTAAAGATGCTGATGGTAATTCATTAGAAGCAGAAGCAAAAGAACATTATGAAGAAATTAGACAAACCAAAAAAGAAGCTAATGACCCTTCGTTATTACCTGCACATCAAGCTGAAAAACCATTTACACCACAAGAAGCACTATTAAATGCTGCTAATAATATATTCCCTGTAACTGAATTATTAGCACATAAAAATAAATTAATTGCAACAGGTTTAAATAGAACATTAACTACTGTTGGTGAAATAGCTAACTTAAATGGTTTTTTAAAATTTCAACCTAATAGTAAATTAAAAGCATTTGAACAATATCCTGTTACAAAAGGTGCTGATAAAATAGGTGCTGTTGTTGTATTACATTCACCATTTAAAATTGCAGGACAAGTACCTAAGAATTTATATAGAATAAGTGTTGACCCTTATCGACATGATAGTACAACAGGTGATTCAATAGGTTCTGTATATGTTATTGAAAATCCTAATAGATTAACTCCGTATAAAGGAGATAAAATAGTAGCTTGGTATAATGGTCGTCCTGCTTCACAAGATGAATTTAATAAAATACTTTTTGATTTAGCGATAGTATATAATGCTAAAATAGCACCAGAAAATGATGAACCTGGTGATATTATAGGTTATGCTAAACGTAAAAAGTTATTACATTTATTGGAGGGAGAATTTGAATTAGCTTATGATGATAAGATTAAAACTAAAACAGGTGGTACAAGAAGCTATGGTATGCACATTGCATCTGGTAAAGATAATTTAAGGAAACGTCAAGGTGATAAATATATTCAAGAATGGTTATTGAGAGTAAGAGGAGTTACAGAAGATGGACAACAAATTCTAAATCTACATACAATATATGACATGGGATTATTAGAAGAACTTATTAAATATAAAGAAGAAGGTAACTATGATAGAATATCTTCACTTAGAATTAATATGTTTTATGAACGTGAGTTTTTATACAAAAACAAAACAGTTCAAGCTAATGTTAAAAAAGATTCATTTTTTCAAAGAGAGTTATTTCAATAGTTAAAACAATGATACGACCAAAACAAAAACTATCTCGAAAAGATAAAACTGCTCAATGGGTAGAAGATAATTTGAAATATAATTCTCGTTCTACTGTAACAGGAGTTATAGATAGACAACATTTTAATCATCTGTACGCATTAGCGGCAGGTACATTAAAAGAAACTGCATATACTCACGTTACAAATCCTTTGAATAGTGATAAATACAGAGCCTATCCAGAAAAGATAAAAAACTATAATATAATTACACCTATTATAATGCAATTATTAGGTGAATATATTAAAAGACCTATTGAACCTATTGTAATTGCTAAAAATAGTGATTTAGAAAATCAACAAGCTGAATTAGAATTTAATTTAATACTCCAATCATTACAACAACAGTTTGTAAATACACTAATTCAACAAGGACAATATGTTGAAGGACAAACTGATGAACAAGGACAACCAATTCAACCTCCTCTTAGTCCAGAATATATTAAAAAACAAAAACAATCTTTAAAAGATTTAAAAGCTATATCTGGTCAAAGAATACTTGAATATGTTATATCTGAACAAGAAATATTACGTAAATGGAGAGAAAAGTTTTATGATTTTATAGTTACTAAATCTACGTTTAGTTACAAAGATGTTTCAGTAGATAATGTATTTTATACAAGAATTAGACCTCAAAATCTTTTTTATTATAGTACAGATAATGTTGATTATATAGAAGATGCAGAAATCGTAAGATATATGAACTTCTATACTGTTAGTGAAATTATTGATTTATTTAAAGATGAACCAGATTTCACACCAGAAATGATTGAAGCATTAGAAGATAGAGAAACAGGAATGTGGGAAGGAGGTTTTCTGTATAATTTCAATAAGAATTATAGTGCTAATAATAATATACCATTTGTAGATAGTTTAAGAGTTAATAGTATTCCTGTTGAACATACACAATGGACTTCAATGTGTAAAGTTTATAGAATTTATACTATTGATGTATTTGGTAATCCTATATATTTTGATGTAGATGAAGATTATATATCTAATGATGGTGAAAAACTTGAAGAAAAATGGGTAAAAGAAAAGTGGGAAGGTTATATTATAGCAGGTAAATACTATATAGGCGGTAAACCTATTGATTTACAAAGAGGTACTTTTGATAATCCTAATAGATGTAAAAACTCGTACAACGGACGAGTATATATGAATCAATTTAAAGATATTAAAAGTATTCCAGAAACACTTGAACCATATCAAGAAGCCTATAATATATTAAAGTGGAAAATTCAATCCATGATTAATAAAAATAAAGATAAACTAATGGTGATTCCATTAGGTTTACTTGGACACTTTAAAGAAAATAAAAAGAAAGTAGATTTCGATGGTAATGAATATACAGTTGAAGATACAGAAGAATCTGTAATTGAGAAAGCAATGTATTATGCAGATGCACTAAGTACATTGTTTGTAGATGAAACAGAAGAAAATGCTCAATTAGCGGCTCAAATGATTAAATCTATTGATATGTCATTGGGTAATTATATTCAGTATTTATATAACTACGCAACACAAGTAAAAGCAGAAGCAGAAGAACAAGTAGGTTTTAATAGATTTAGAAAAGCTGATACTAATAGTAGTGATGCTGTATCTAATGTTAATCAAGGTGTGTATGCAGGTTCATTGATTACAGAAGAATATTTTACTGAATTTAATGAATATATTGAAAGAGAATGTCAAGGTATTATAGACATATCTAAATTTGCTTATCGAAATGGTAAAAAAGCTAAATATTTAAGAACTGATGGTGAATTAATTCAATTAAATTTAGAAGAAGGTTCTATTCAAGAAATTGAATTTGGCGTATTTACTAAAAATGGTGGAAAAACTAAAGAAGATTTAGATGTTTTAAAACAAAGAACTTTAGAATTTGCACAAAATGGAATGAAGCAAAGTATTGTTGCTAAAATTATTAATTCAAGTTCTAATTTTGCATCTTTGATTGAAGAAATTGAAGCTATGGAAGAAGAAATGATGCAACAACAACAACAACAATCACAACAAGAACAACAAATGGTTCAAATGCAAATTGATGCTAAAAAAGAAGAACAAAAAGCTGAACTTGACAAAGAATATTACAAAATTGATAAAGATTCACAAACTAAACTTGAATTGAAGTATACTGAATTGTCTGCAAAAGCACTTGAATTAAAT